CGGACCTACCGGCACAACTGGACCTACCGGACCTACCGGTACAACGGGACCTACTGGACCTACTGGCACAACTGGACCTACAGGACCTACCGGCACAACCGGACCAACTGGACCTACTGGCACAACTGGACCAACTGGACCTACTGGCACAACTGGACCAACTGGACCTACCGGCACAACTGGACATACAGGACCTACTGGCACAACTGGACATACAGGACCTACCGGCACAACGGGACATACAGGACCTACTGGATCTACCGGTGAAACCGGACCTACTGGCACAACTGGACCAACTGGACCTACTGGCACAACTGGTATAACTGGAGATACCGGTAGTACAGGTAGAACCGGACCCACTGGACCTACTGGGACAACGGGACCCACTGGACCTACTGGCACAACTGGACCTACCGGACCTACCGGCACAACTGGACCTACTGGACCTACTGGACCTACCGGAACAACTGGTATTACAGGTGATACAGGAACAACTGGACCCACTGGTCCTACCGGAACTACGGGACCCACTGGACCGACCGGCACAACTGGACCCACTGGTCCTACCGGCACAACTGGACCCACTGGTCCTACCGGCACAACTGGTATCACTGGTGACACTGGTAATACCGGAACAACTGGACCCACTGGTACAACTGGAGCTACAGGTAATACCGGCACAACTGGCACAACTGGACCTACTGGTACAACGGGACCTACCGGCCCTACCGGCACAACTGGTCACACCGGACCTACTGGTACTACTGGCCCCACTGGACCTACTGGTACAACTGGCCCCACTGGACCTACCGGTACAACTGGTCTTACTGGTCCTACTGGTGATACTGGACCTACTGGTACAACTGGGCCTACTGGACCTACTGGTACAACTGGCCCCACTGGACCTACTGGTACTACTGGGCCTACTGGACCTACTGGTACAACTGGGCCTACTGGACCTACTGGTACTACTGGCCCTACCGGACCCACTGGTACTACCGGCCCCACTGGACCTACTGGCTCAACTGGTATTACTGGTGATACGGGAACAACTGGATATACTGGACCCACTGGACCTACTGGTACTACTGGCCACACTGGACCTACCGGTACTACTGGCCCTACCGGACCCACTGGTACTACCGGCCCCACTGGACCTACTGGCTCAACCGGTATTACTGGTGATACGGGAACAACTGGATATACTGGCCCTACTGGACCTACTGGCTCAACCGGACATACCGGACCTACCGGACATACCGGACCTACCGGACCCACTGGTACAACTGGATCCACTGGATCCACTGGACCTACCGGACCTACCGGAACAACTGGTACAACTGGACCCACTGGTACAACTGGAGCTACAGGTAATACCGGCACAACTGGCACAACTGGACCTACTGGCACAACTGGACCTACTGGATTTACTGGTAGTACTGGTATTACTGGTGATACAGGTACTACTGGATTTACTGGAACAACGGGTCCTACTGGAACCACGGGACATACAGGACCTACAGGACCTACTGGACCTACGGGTACAACGGGACCTACTGGACCTACTGGCACAACTGGCCACACCGGGCCTACTGGTACAACTGGACCTACTGGACCTACCGGCACCACTGGACCCACTGGACCTACTGGTAGTACTGGTATTACTGGTGATACTGGTACAACTGGATTTACTGGAACAACGGGTCCTACTGGAACCACGGGACATACAGGACCTACTGGACCTACGGGTTCAACTGGACCTACTGGACCCACTGGACCTACTGGACATACTGGTATTACTGGTGATACTGGTACAACTGGATTTACCGGCACCACTGGACCTACTGGTACAACTGGCCACACTGGACCTATTGGACCTACGGGAACAACGGGACCTACTGGACCAACTGGTACAACTGGCCACACCGGCCCAACTGGCACAACTGGACCTACCGGACCTACCGGCACCACTGGACCCACTGGACCTACCGGCACTACTGGTATTACTGGTGATACTGGACCTACAGGACCTACTGGACCTACCGGTACAACTGGAGCTACAGGTAATACCGGCACAACTGGCACAACTGGACCTACTGGTACAACGGGACCTACTGGACCAACTGGCACAACTGGCCACACCGGACCTACTGGTACAACTGGACCAACTGGCACAACTGGACCTACCGGACCTACTGGACCTACTGGACCTACTGGACCTACCGGCACAACTGGCACTACTGGACCTACTGGACCTACCGGCACTACTGGTATTACTGGTGATACTGGACCTACTGGACCTACAGGGACAACGGGACCTACTGGACCTACTGGTACAACTGGACCTACTGGACCTACCGGTACAACTGGACACACTGGACCTACGGGTACAACGGGACCTACTGGACCTACTGGACCTACGGGTACAACGGGACCTACTGGACCTACTGGACCTACTGGTACAACTGGACCCACCGGACCTACTGGACCTACCGGCACAACTGGTATTACAGGTACAACTGGAACCACAGGTACAACTGGCCCTATTGGTATATTCACGGGTGTTATGCCATTCAATCCAAATGTAATTACTGCAACTGATATTAGCGGCGGTGTTTATCCATATGGTGGTGTTAATAGTGCTGGCACATTTATTATTGATAATAATCCAAGCTTTAGTAGTGTATTCATATTGGATATGTCAGGTGTAGGATTGGGAAATACTGTAAATATAAATGCAATTAAACCATCATTCGGTAGCTTAACTGAAGGTAGAATAGTGACGTTCATAAATAGAACTGGTGTTTCAACTAGTACGGTTACTGTAACCTTTAGAGGTGATGTATCGGACCCATATACAGTTGATGGTATATTGATACCAAATACTAATACTTCAATTGGATATTTTGGTACGATGACATTTATGTATTTTAATAATTCAACGCTTGGGTTATCAAATGGAGTTGGTTCATGGGTGTTAACATCTTATAATCAAGGAGCATAAGTAAATTATATGAAAACCAAAGGGTTTACTTCGCATTCGCTTATGAACCCTCTATAAAATGATGGAAACCAAGATAATGAATAAATCAAAATAATACATCAAATATATTTCAATAATTGAGCAGGGGGCGTAGCAATCGCCTTGCACTACGCAGTGCATACTTACGAGCCCCCCTTTATGAAATGATAGAAACAAATATAATGCATAAACAAGATAATGAATAAATAAAAATAATACATCAAATATATTTCAATAATTGATATTGAAATATAATCAACAAGATAAGGGAATTAAATGACCAAAGGTGTAAAAGGGAGGGATTTAAAGGGTATATCACTACGCAGTAGTCAGCCCGTAGGTTCCCCTACCATTTACCATTACTCGTCTTTTTCACATTAATCGCCGGTCCAGCCCGCTTCTTCCCCTTGCTCGGGTCATACGCCTCCCCATCATCATCGTCACCCATACTTTTCGAAATCTCCCAAAATTCTTTCGCTCCCAGCTTGAAATCTGGTCTCGGCTCGGCTTTGTACCAAAAAATCTGGTCATTGAGTTTGTTCGACTTCGCATTATTATTAATGACCAAACATTCGAAATTTTCAGTCGTCTGGTCCATGACTGCACAAAACGCTTCCAATGTCGGAAACATCGACGCATAATTCTCCCAAATACGTTTTCGATTAGTCTGATAGGGTTCGCGCAAAATAAATACATAATCAATGTTTGTTCGCAAATTTGGTGGTATGCCTAAAGGATATTGCATTGTAATTATCAACATGACTTTCCAATGACGACCATTCATAAACAGTAGACGCATCATTTTATCGCGGGTCCATGTTTGGTCATATAGACAATCGTCCAAGATGACAAATGCACGGGGGTCGATTGTACTCCGTTTATACATTTCCACGTCTTTGTTCATTTGTTTCAAAACCGCCTTTTGACGGCGCAAAACATTCTCGATTAAAACCGTATTGTATTCTTCATGGATGAACAGTTTAGGCACATGACTGGCATAAAATCCATTACCGGCTTCTGTCCCCGAAATAACGGTCCCTATGGGAATATCTTGGTGATGGTATAGCAAATCACGGACCAAATACGATTTACCAGTGTCACGACGTCCAATCATGACAATAACGGGACCCTTGTTTTCATCGGGTCTGAAAGTAATTGAGCGCATATCGAATTTTTTGAGTTCTAAAGTCATTTTACTATTATATAATCTATAATCTATAAAATCAAACTTAGTAATACGAATGGGAACCCTGATATATAGATGCATGTTATAATAAATACGTTTATATAACATTAATTTTCTATTCGATAAGCATATATCATAAAATTCACCATTACTATGAGTATTAAGGATTTACCAATAAATAAAGATTTACCAATAAAAATACATTATAGTAAACCACCCATTATTGATTTATCTGCTTTAGAAGAACAATATTCAAATAATCAATCGGAGTTGTTAAATTCTGCATCATTATTGGATATTTTTCAGAATTTAAATACAAATAAAAATGCGAAATCTGAACTTGGCGAAAATAAACAGTCAGATGAAACCAAACAAAATGCGCAATTCGACACGTCTAAATTGTTTGATATGGTAAAACAATTTCTGCCAGGTGATACTGCCGACCAAACTCGACTTTTTGATATGGCAAAACAATTTATACCAGAAGACCCTTCTATCCAAGAAAAACTATTCAATATTGGAATGCAATTTACAAAATTCTCGCAATCTGACCAATCGAAATTCGCCGATGTAGCAAAACAATTTATTCCAACAGATCCGACTGCTCAATCAAATATGATTAATATGGCGAAAAATTTCATTCCCACTGACCCTAATGAACAGTCGGAATTATTGGATAAAGCCAATCAATTTATATCGGATAATCAATCGACTACGGCTCAGTCTGAAAATTCAATGGGCGGAATAATGGATGTACTTAGACAATTTTTGCCATCAGACATGGGTATTCTTCAACCCCAATATTCGCCTTTTGCTATCCAAGACTTGCAATTATATAATCCTATTTATCCCAAGTTTTTCGAAATGACCGCGAAAAATAGCGAGAAAATCGCATTAAATCATCCATACCATGTCCAAGATACTAATCATGTGCTCGATTTGGCAAATAATGAAGTGGTCGAACGACCAGTGTTTGTCAAATTCTCGCCACTCTTGGACCCGTTTAAATACATGATTGGTAAATATGATGTCCAAGATGCCCGACTTCGGTCAATGCCATCTTTAATGAGCACGGATGAAACGGTGCATCCCAAATTATTGTCGCAAAACAATGCCTCTTATGTGGATTGTTTTTTCAGCTATTTGTCGAGCTCTCTTTTGCATAAACACGGCTTGGTCAATGGAATTGATTTCTATGGGTCTTTCTTAGGTCTGCAAAAACAATTCAAAGTATGTGTGACGGATGATATGGATTATTTGCGAAGTTCGGACTTTTTTAATGAACATGCCGGTGAATTGTTTTACATTGATGACCCGGATGACCCCGATAATGACAATAATTTGAGACAAATCGGAGGGTCTAGGCGAAATAAGCAAAAGTTAAAAATTGTAAATGGGTCGGCGCATAATTTATCGGCATTTTCGGTGACTGATTTAGATGTGGAAACTTTGGAGAATTCCGATAAGATGACTGCAGATGGTGCGGATAATCCGGTCGAAGCTGTATATGCTAGGTCGACGAAATCTAGCAATGTATCTGGCCAAGATGATAATGAAAGTAAATCGTCGAATAGTGATATCAATTATGGTAGTTCAGATGAAGATTTAGGCGAAAAAAATAGTGAAGATGAATGGACTACCGATGATGAAGATGAAGAGGAAAGTGAAGAGGATGACAGCTCGGATGAAGAGCCCGAAGTATATGGCTATATTCATAATTTCCCCGTACAAATGATTTGTATGGAAAAATGCCAAGGAACTTTAGACGAATTGTTTGTCAAACATGAGATGGACGTCGATACCTCTGCAAGTGCCTTGTTCCAAATCATCATGACCCTATTGGCTTATCAAAAGGCATTCAAGTTCACGCACAATGATTTGCACACGAATAATGTGATGTATGTCAAAACGGACCAACCCTTTTTGTATTATAGATTTAAGGGTCAAGCGTACAAAGTGCCGACATATGGCAAGATTTTCAAACTAATCGATTTTGGTCGCAGTATTTATCGTTTCCAAGACCGAGCATTCTGTAGTGATAGTTTTGCGCCGGGGGGTGATGCTGCCACACAATACAATTTCGAACCCTATATGAATGAAAACAAGCCGAGATTGGAGCCTAATTATGCGTTTGATTTGTGTCGCTTAGGGTCGTCAATATATGATTTTATTATGGATGTGGATTTAGAGCCGAAAGAATTCGATGAATTGCAACGGACGATTGGTCGTTGGTGTTCAGATGACAATGGGAAAAACGTATTGTATAAGAAGAATGGGGAGGAACGGTATCCCAATTTCAAATTGTATAAAATGATTGCTAGGACGGTGCATGCGCATAGTCCTGAGGCCCAATTGGAGGATGCTTATTTTAGACAGTTTTTGTATAGTGATGATGTAAATTTAGGTACAAAGGTATTTGATTTGGATATTTTGCCGAGTTATGTCTGATTTTCATAATATTTGAATATAATGATGTAAAATTGTATAATATTTTATAAATATATATTATACTATTTAATATGAGTGTGTTCACAACAATAGAAGACGCGGACCTTAAGATAGATGAGAAATATACAAAACTAAAAAATATATTAGATGATTTATTATCAAAAGTATTTTCAATCGATGATTGTAAAGTAAATATGTTTGGTTCTACTAGGAGATGTCCTTTAATACGAAAAAATAAAGCACAAATAATTGCATTAATTGAAGCGTATAAAACAAGTGTTGAAAAATGTACTAAACCGGAGTATCAATGTGCAGATAAAATTCTACCAGAAATAAATTTAAAAGTGTATACATTGAAAGCATATATTGATGCAATGTGTTTAAATACCACTAATTGTCATATAACTGCGGTTCAAAATATTGAGACATTACTTAGGGTTAGTGAACGTACACGTGGCGGTCAACGAAAATTATCTCATAAACAAAGATTGACAAAACGCCGTCAATTAAAACAAAAAAGTTTACGGTTAAAAAGTTTACGGTTAAAAAGAACACGCACTAGTCGATAATTTTGATTACCTTTAGTTAATTATCCGTACTTATTCGTACTAATTCGTACTAATTCGTACTAATTCGTACTTATCCGTACTAATTCGTACTTATTCGTACTAATTCGTACTTATTCGTACTAACTCGTACTAATTTGTACGTTTAAATTCAGGACTTCGAGGACTATTTGAAGGAGTTGGACCAGCACCCATATTAGTGTTACCTTCGCCTACTGCTTCTGCTTTAGACCATAGGTCTAAACTTTTACCATTTATACTAGAAATAGGTGTCCGCTCGGCTCTCTTTTTTCGAGTAGTTCTAACAGGTTTAAATTCACGTATAACTTCATTATCTAAATTTGATGTATTTGCAATCGCATTCAAATCTATCATCTGTTTTAATTTTGCATTAATACTATCCACATCACTTTCCTTCATATATTGCAATACAGTAA